ATGTTGTAACCACTCTAAAGTTGATAGGTCTTTACGTTCAGTATTCACTCCGTATTTGATTATACCTTGCCGTTCCCTATTGTGTAACTGGGTAATCACACCCTCTACGTTCTTATCTTACTTCATTTTTTCTTTGTTTTTCATTCTTTGCACTATATCATTCCATAGTTCATCATTGACTTTTTTAATCTTCATCATTCTTGGTCTTGTACTGGGAGTTTTTGTTGTCTGTAATATGAATGTCTATGCCTCTCCTTAGTGTTTCCCATCCATCGATAAGGGTTACATAGAGTACATTTGGGTTGTTTTTTAGTTCTTTTACTCTTTCGTTTACCAGTTTTTTTGCTCATTGCTCTCCCTATTGTGTAGTGAGAGGGGGTAAAAACGAGAGGTGATGCCTGAAATTCCTTTGAGGTCGAAAAATTCGTCCACAAAATTTTCTAACTTTCAGTATATTTCCTCACTTCATTCGCCCCCTTGTTCATTGGTGTACTCATCTTTCAACACGAATTTCCCTCCGTAGTCTATATCACAGTAACGGTGAATGTCTGATGGTCTTGCCAGCAAACCTCCTTTATCTATTGTAGTTCTGTACTTCCTAGGACACGGTTCGGGGTTGGTGAATGCTATCCAACTGAAGATTAAAGCATTCATTATGAGTATTGTTGCGGTTGGTATTATCATCGGGTTGTAAAAATCTGTCCTGTTTCGATTAATATTTTAGTCTTTACATCCTCTAAACTGAAAAATTTTTCGCTTAAATCTTTACCATTCAGAAAAGATACTCCATTCTTGAACAATTCAAACTGACCAGTAGTACCTTGCTCAATTTCACATGTATCTGGTAGCATATTATTAATTGCGGCAGAAAGACTTTCTGCTTGTGGTCTATAGTTTCAAGAACCACAGTATTTAATAATCCACATTATTATTCTCCTTTTGCTCATGTTAAAAATAAATACACCACCCAGAACAGTGCTACTAACATCAGTTTATTATTATATTCTCATCTTGATTATCATATTGGTCAATGTGTCCTCTAATCACCTTCATATTTTCTTTCTTTGCATATTGATTCATCCTCTCTATACCTATCTCCACGAGCTTCACCTCATCATACAACTTTGCTTTCTGTAAATGTGATATCAATGCCATAGACTTTTCTGGAGTATCAATCCATTCTGTCTCCCATAGCTTCTCATGATACCATACGTGTAAGATTCCAATGAAGCCTAATTCATGTTCCTTCGCTTCGAATGATTGAAAAAGGTGTGTTATTCCTATAGAAGGGAGGAAAGGAAATTCTGGGGAACGGAACAATTTTTCACAAAATTTCTTTTGCATTATAGTTTGGATTTCGTTCCTGTGATATTGTAATAGTTGCTCGTCCATCATCCCCTAACGTTATTATAGCATAAATTTTACCCAATACCATACCTAAAATTACTGATATCAATATGAAAAACCATAGTAAATGTCTCTTCAAAAATATTCTAATCTTCATCAAATCTCTTTAATTGTTATTTTTAAAGGATATTGATATTCTTTTGCTTCTTCAGCTGTCTCGTAAGCCTTTTGTTCTGCTATCTCAGCACGATATACTCCTGCAATGCCCATACCCTCTGTATGTATACTCATCATAATTTGTTCAGCCCGCTCAAATGGATGATGAAAAATTTCTTGTAAAACAAATACTACAAAATCCATTGGAGTAAAATCATCATTATGTAAGACCACAGCAAAATTGCCAGGCTTTTGTGGTTCTTTTACTCTCTTGAATCCACGGGCTATTGCCCCTTTCTTCGGTTTGGTTGTCGTTATTGTCCCACCATTATCCGGATTTTGGTCCTCTTGCACTTTCACCATCTGAACATCCTAAAGTATTATACCTGCTTTGACTCCAAGTATGAGTTTTTTCATCATATCTCATCCATATTTGATTACCCTGTACATCACAATTTTGTACATATAGTTTTCCATTTATAGTAAATATTCCAGCTCTACTAAAGCCTGCCACTTTTGGTAATGTCTCTAGACTTCGTATCCACAATGGAGGACTAGGATCTAGAGCACATGAAGTAAGTAAGACAATAATAACAACTGTCAATATCATTAAAATTGTTTTCATTTTTAATCTGATATATAATCTCAATTCATTAATCCCGTGGACATTGTTGGTGAATAAGCGTCATCCCAAATTGCTGTAAGGACATCACCGGCAGATTGACTGTCTAGTACCAGAAAATCTCCATAATTGTCTATGATCAAGTAATTTCCGCTATCGTCCTTGAACCGTCTTACAAGATAATTTCCTGTAATATTAATCTTTACTGTTAATGGAATGAGCTCTTTGTGTTTCTCAATGTTCATTTCTTTTTTCTTCATTGACTTGCCAGAACGTTTGGATTTTTGATTTCTTAACACGTCCTGTAATTAATTTTCTTGCTTCTTTATTCTTACGATTCCATTCACGCGCTCTTTCGAGAATAATTTCCGTATTCCTCAAATAGTAAACCTTTAATTTTTCTTTCCTTACTTCATCATTTTTCCACTTCTCTGCTAGACGATCCTTATTCTTTTGGTAATACTTATTATTAGCTATAGATTTTTTCTCTTTTTTTGTCATACCAAACCTTCAGCCCCAGCTTTCGCTATAAAATAAGAATCTACAATATCACTAACGGGGTTTGTTATTTTGCTTGCTTTTGGGGTCAATCGTTCCTTGAGGTTTGTAGGAGTTAAAAGTTCACAAACAAAAGATTCATACATCAACTCCTTGTTTGCGTTACCCTTCCCTGTCGCAAATTTCTTAATGACAGTAGGTGGATAGTTCTTAAATGGTATTCTTCCTAGCCACATTTTATTTTTTAATAGTCCAGTATTCTCTGCTATTGAACGTACTCCAGCTTGCGCAGAAGTGGCAAAAGCATACCCTTCTATATACACCTCATCACATTCCTGTATTAATGTCATAGTCCAAATAGAAAGTTTTTCATATCTTTCCTCTTGTGTAGACCATTTAGGATACGGTTCAGCAATAATATTACCTATCCCACTCCCGGTGGAAAGTTGTTGCTGTCTTTTATTATTAAATAGATAATATAACATACACTTATCAAAATCAAAATATCCACCATCGTATTCCTCAGTATAGATGCATATTGCAGGTGATGTTAAAGAATAATCAATACCAGCTATCGTCTTCTGCTTCATCATCATCTTCCTCGTCCTCAATAACGGCTTCAAGGTAATGCCCACAAAATGGACACAATTCTAATCCTGTCGTATCTTCCGTTATAATGCTATATTCTTTATCACAACCATCACATAATATGTTGATGCTAGCTGTACCGTCTTCCCATCGAATGTCTGTCGGCATTTATCTTTTATCTTTCGTTTTCCAATTCCGTTTGTGCTCATTCTCTTCATCTGCCAATAATTCTATCAATTCTCTGGCACCAGGTAATCTTTGTTTTTCTGTGTGGTTCCATAATAATCTATCACCGAACCATATTTTAAGGTCTTTATGTTTCGGTAATCCTGTAGTACAGGAAAAAACTTCTTCTTCTATTCCCGTATATTCACTAAGCTCCTTGCGAAGGTTTTCTGCTTCTGATTGCATACCATGTACACTACCATTAGTTTGAATAATCCAAACCCTTTTTTGTATTCGTGAAGCAATCCAACTATCTTTATTAAAAACTCTTGACATTTATTTAATCCATTTCTATATTGCAATGTATAATAATAAGAGAATTATTATAAAAAGTTCTATAACCAGCAAACTGTGATACCACACCCACCGTTGTTCATAGAGCTCTTCTTTTCCATCCTTCTGTTTTTTTACTGTAAATTTTTCTATTAAATATTCTTTTGCTTCATCATACCACATACCCAATCTGTTTTTGATGTTCATTTATTCCTAGATTATGATGTTGTAATAATGTTTGTGGTCTCCAAGCGCTCCAAGAATTCTGGATTTTCTAAAGATAAAAGACTCACGGTGAGATTGTGTTTTCTGAGAAATATATCATGGATGGAAAATCCATTGCTATTCCGTTGTCGCGCAGTAAAAGTATCAAATACATCTTCACTTTCAGCAAAAGCTACTGAAGTACAATGCTGTGCGATATGTTGATTTTTCCATTCTCTGTTTAATGTATGTGCCATCTATTCCTCGTTATATTTAGTTAAATTTTAAATAATTTCACAACTATCCCCACTACAAGCAACTGTCTGAGCCCCTGTAGTTTGGTCTTCCTTTTCATATTTGGATAACTTAGAGTAATCAATCTTAGGGAATTCTCCTGCTATTTTTTCATAGGTTTTTTCATCAATTTCTTCATAAGGTGCTAATTGATATATATGATCATCTTTTGGTAGAAAACTTACACCTACTATATCATCAAAATTTTCATACACGAAATGTCCTACCTTAAACCATTCATCGGGTTTGACATAAATTGTGGCTGATACTGTATGTTCAGTATAATTATGTTTTATCTTTAACCATTGCTTCAATTGTTCTATAGCAGTAACATCTTTTACCTTTACTGAATTCTCTGGAGCTTTTACTGGAAACTCAACTACCCATGTCAATGCTGTTTCCTTAGGTTGTCCTATCTCTGGAATAAATTTTACTCCTTGATCCAGCATCATTTTATAAAGAGGATCAGTTGCAGAAATTCTAACTCTACGTATGTAATAATCTGCAAACCTTGGATGAAACCCTGATGCAGAATTTACTAAAATAGAAGCTGTACCAGAAGGTTTGGTAGTTGTAATTGCCGCA